TGCCTACAGTTAACGCCCCTGATCCCGCCCGGTGTTCCGTACCCGTAATCGTAAATGCTCGGATATCTTGGGTGGTCACCGCTCATAGATGCGACTTTTCCCTGTATCTGGCTGCATATTTCCCTTGCGTCCGGTAAACTACTCACTAACACTAAATCTACGCCGTATTCCTGCATGCGTGACATTCGCAGTTCGTTGTATGTGCGGTTCGCTGTTGATCTGATCACCGTCTCTGCGTATCGTTCTAAGCTCCACACATTCCCGCCACGGTCGATGAATGCTGTTTCTATGCCTCGGTCAGCCCATCTGATGACAGTTTCCGCCACCATTTGGTTAATCGTCTTTGTACCCGCCAGCACTCGCCCTGTTGTTTCTTCGACTATACGCCGATACATCCGCGTAACCGTGCCTTCTCCGTAGTTTGTTGTGATCAATGTTTGGTTGACAAAGTTGTCGATTTCACGGAACGTTTGACGAACGTACGATTCTAGTATTTGGTCAATCTGGCTAGGTTGTGGCAAAGGGTCGTAAATACCCTTTAACTCATCATCAACACTTCGGATAGTGCCATAACCCACATTTTCTATTGCTTTCCGGATTCTTTTTTCGGATAATCCTGTCGCTTTTGACAATTCCCTGACTGTTTCGGTATTCAAAATCCGTAGTTGTTGCATTTTCTCGACTTGCCACTGTAAAACATAGTCTTTTCCGTGCGTAGGATTCGTTTTAAGCCGCTTTGCGACCATCTGGAATATCTCGTCTTCCAATGCACGGTAAATATCCGTTACAGGCTCTGTAAACAGGTCTAGTTGATGCGGTGTGATTTTTGGACGTCTCGGTTCCAATTAAATCACTCCCTCGCACCAAACAAGACTGATTCCCTCTGTAATTCCTCCAATTCCGGTGATCCTTGCCGTTCTTCTGCGTATATCTCTTGTAACAGTTGTTCTGCATCCTCTTCTGTCAGTCCGTGTATCTTCATGATCGCGTTTTTACGGCTTTGTAGTTGATTTGTGACAAGTTGTATCTGTTTATTGATTTCTGCTGTTTTATCTTCGGCAATACTATCATCAAAGGCAATCGTAACATCGTAATCATCTGGTGCTGTAAATATACTGTATAATTCAGCAATCGCCACAATGGATTCGATCAATTCTTGCAGTCCAGCCTCCACGATGATTTCATGGCTCTGTTTCGACTTGAATGTCTTGCTCTGCTCACTAATCACTTCCGTAGCGGTTTTCATCGATTCGCCGTCAAATGTGAACGTTCCGCTTGAAAACCCCGTCTGCATTGCGAACAGGTTCAACAACGCGTTAATTGCCGCTATGTGCTCTTCTACGCGTAATTCAACAGATATATCATGTATGTTCTGTTCATCCATATCACCCGGATAACCTTGATACGTTTCGTCCGACGCATCAAAATACCGGTGTGGATGACCGTCTTGGTCATATACGACCTTTATCATGCTATCCGGAACAAATATACGCTTTTTCCCTAATCGGAATTCCCTATGAAAACTATCAAACGCTGTGTCGATAGCTTTCATGGTGTCAAGTGCATTAGCATACAGGCTAATCCCTAACGGTGATTGTGTGTCGATATTATTCGCTGTATTAGGCTTGAAATAGACAAATACAGGCTTCTGTAATCCTGTTATCCTCACTTCTTCCTCAAGTCCCGGGAAAAATGATTCTAAAGGCACCCGAACACCTAAATCTTCGCCGTTTGATTCATAGACTTCATTACGAATAACATAAACATTGCCATCCCATGTATGCCATTCCAAGTGAGTATATTTCTTATCCCCTCTTTTAAATTCGTTAACAAACACCCCTTCTCGGATGCTCTCATTCTGCCAACTAAGCGGGATAAAACAATCAGCTGTCACATATGACAACATTACCCTGCCGTCTTGGACGTACGGCTTGATGACCATACCACCCAAGGCGAAAGAGTATTCGAGGTAGTCCTGAAATTTCTTATAAAACTTGTTTTGCTTGAATATCTCGTTGATATTTTCGGCTAATCCATCATCACTGATGCTAATCTCACATTTTTCATTAAAAATAAGCGACGCCATTTCTGCTGATGACACTTTAGCCATATTCAGGCTTTCCATCGTGCGGGTTCTCTTCCCACTGATGGTGTGATAAGTGACATCGTGCCACTTTTTGTAATAGCCTTTATAGAGTGCTTTCCACACATCGATATGCTGATACATTTCCTCGTTCATGGTTATGTCTTTGTGCTGTGCTAGCTTCTTGATTCCGCGTAGCAATCCCATCCTGTACATCACCTGCCTTACTTTATGAATCAATCTCATAAACACCGCATCACCTACTTTCAAGCAAAAGAAAAAGCCACCCCTATTTGGATGACCTCTTGTTAATGTGTATTAACTTACTTGCGCATGACCTAGAACATGTTTTGGTTTTCCTATATTTGTTGATACTGAATTTTTCTCCACAAACAACACACTCTCTAACTTCATTATCAACTCCACTTTTTACCCTAAATGCAGTTTGACAAGTAGGGGAGCAAATGTATCATACGTGGTCATTATTATCAAAACTTTAAACCCAATTTTCTTAGGTTGTCATTAACGTAATACTGAAAGGCATCGACGGTGTGATCGTCTTCTTTGACAACCTTAGGATCGTCACTCTGTAATGCGTCAGGGTCCCATTGATATTTTTTATGTTCTTCGATAAATATCTTGTTGTTCTCCGTATCCAAATAAAAAAATCTCCCTTGTGCAAGGAGATCATGAACGTTATCTATCATATCCACTTTTCTTTTTTTAGGGATCGGATGTAACCGTATGGAATAATCCTTGAACACTTGGTTGCGCAAAGCCCCTTCAGCACTATCTATCGTCATCATGTCAATCGGTTTATTATATTCTTGACGTAATACCTGTAACCATTCGTAAAAGTCCTGAGAAAGCTCGCTAGGAGCCTTTTTATTCGCCTTATTCTCGGGTGAGTAATACCACGTATCAAGCAATATAACGTTCTGCTTCTTTGTCAATGCAAATGCTAGGTGCGTCGTCGCTGATACTTGATGTCCGGTGTCTGTCGCTGTATCGATAAATAATATATCATCATCACTCGGTAATTCTTGCAAAGGGTGAAAATGATTCATGTTGTAAACCATATCCCCTAAACCAATGATTTCACCTGCGTACATCCACCGCCAGTAATCATAATCATTCTCTTTGTAATTCTCAATCTTACGTAACAGTTGAGCGGATAAAAACCCTTTTTCGTCCTCTAAATACGTACTATGATGAAGGAAATAATCCGGGTCGTTCGCTTTTCCGTCCCGCCATTCATTTACCCAATCGTAAGGGTTTCTGGGTGGGTTGTATGAATAATAAACCCTTACTTCTTTCCCGTCTAAATCCTGCCGAATAAACGTATCTTCAACCGTGTCTATATCCTCTACTCCGTCAAACTCAGCCAGTTCTTCAAACCATAGCGCCATCACATATCCCACAGCGATGATTGTTGACTTTAATTTCATTGGATCGTCTACACCGTAAAAATAAAAAGCCGTCTTTGTACGACGATGCGTGATTTTGAGTGGCGATTTCCCAAAATAAAATTCATTCTCCACGCCAAGCATGTAGATTGCCCATTTAATTTGTTCATAACAACTTGTAGAAAGGTACTTCCCGACCTTACGCAAACAGATGACGTTTCCTTGGTCGTCACTTAAGAAGTCCTTAACAAGCTTCAACGATATCACTGATGATTTCATAGAAGACCGCCCGCCGGATAAGACAACATTAGGTTTATCTGTCTTCCACACCGGGTAAAAATTAGGATTGATTAAATCCGATATGCGAACGACCTTTTCATTCATTCTCTTCAACCTCTGATATATCATCTACAATGACTACCCGGCTTGTTTGCGGCTCTTCGATTTCCTGTCGCTTTAATTCAATTTCTTCTTGCTTGAGTTTCAATTCTTTTTCCTTCAGCATTTTGTCATGCAATGTTCCGATTAAGATTGCACTATCTCGTGCGCTTGTCCGTTTAACTACCTTCGGATCTTGAACGTGCTTCATGTAAAGACCAATCGTTTTCCATGCTTCGTCAATCCATTGTGCCTTT